AAGTGCGGGTGCGTTGAGGATGCCTGACACATCAGAGGTGGCGAGGGATTTCTCCCCCGCCTGGTCTCTTACTCCTCAGGTTCGTAAGCTGTGAAGACAGCGACCTCCGTCTGGCCGGTTCGGATTCGTACCTCGCAGAGGTCTTTCCTCGTTACCAGTGCCGTCACTATGACGATTAAACAGATGACGATCAGGGCGATTAACATCGCCTTTTGCTGCTTCATAGCCTGCTTCTCCTTGACCTTTCGGTCCGTAAGAGGCAATCTATATGTGACGAGCATATAGGGGCCTCACTTCGATTTATAGTCGGGTGGGGCTTTTATCTATCTGCCGTTGGTGTTCATGCCCGAGGCAGATAGCCTCAAGCACCCGCAGCAATCCTACTTAACTCTGCCGTTACAGCAAACCGTTTTCGCCCGATATGGGAATTCCCATATCGGAATGAATTCAGTTCACCTGGCGAGGCTTAGCGTACAATTTTTTCCGTTTTGTGAGCTGCCCCTACATGCCGCTGGCGCGGCATCCGGAAAAAGAATCCACGTCCTGAAGGACGAGGATGTCAAGTGCCTTTCCTGGTCCAGCCATATTTTTTGAATGCAGGCGCCGCTTCATCGGTTTGTAGCCATTCTGCAAATCGACGGGTTTCATCATTTGCATCCTGACGTACTGTAATGTTCATATCACGCCATATCACGTAGTCTGGCGCTATTTCCACGACATCACCAATTTCTGGATTACTGGCTGCCCAGTCAGCCCAGGTTATCCAGACATCTGCTCCAGGCTGATTCTCAAGAGCCTTACGTGCAGTTCCGCTATTGGGCGCATATAAAATAATATTTTTTCGGATTGCGGCGACAGTTTCTATATTCCCTTTACGTCCGGCAATATCTTCCCAGACGCCAGTGCCTGATGTATTACTGGTACCACCACCATCATTAACAATTACGCCAATCCCAGGTCTGGTCAGGTCGTCAATACTCCGGATATTTTTAGGATTACCTTTCTTTACCAGTAAAATACTTTTTCGCAGATAAAGAGGCTGAATATCTTTTTCACTGAAGCTGTCTTTATGGTCCCGAATGATAGCCAGAGCAGATTGTTCTGATGCGCCAAACAAGATATCTGCATTTTTTTTGGCATCTTCATTCCATTTGTTCTGTGGGCCGTAATGAACGTTCACTATAATACCTGTTTTTTCGGCATAAAGTTTGGCTGCATCAAGCAAGGCTGTATGCGGGCCACCAGGACCATACAGATTGATATCAGCATAAGCAGCAGAAGACAGGAATATTAAAAAACCTGCCATTATGTTCCTCATAAAAAACTCCTTTTATTGGTTATCATGAAATAAAGTTATAAACACTACAAATAATATATATTACATCCAGATAAACTTATCCGACTTTACCTCGTGCATAGCTTGTTATTTAAAGTCAACAAAATAAGGAAAATTATACGCATATTGAAGAGTATAAACCTTACATGTTGATTACATTTTTGTAATCAACATCCTGTTTGGAATAGCCAGCCTTTAATGGATAACTATTTCTGACAATGCAATGAGTATAATCAAGTCCATCTTCCACTGAGAATTAGAGGCGGCATGCTTTTTCCGGCTCTTGCCGGATATCCGTAATTGTCCATAATCTGCAGATTTATACCTTCTGCATGACCTGTCAGCGAAAATTTGTCCGGTGTTTCTACGGGAATGACATCAAAAGTTACACGCACTCGCGTTACCGTGTAGACCTACTTTCCTGCACTTGCAAGATCACAGTGGTGTAACCGTAACAGGAATTTATTCTCTGGACCGGCAGTAAATCCCTGAGTGGCGTGGTTCCCATATCAATTTCCCGCCAGGCAGCCTCCATTGCCAGCGTACAGGCTGGAGCCATGACCTGCCCTTTAAATCTGGCCCGACCATCCCACCGGACGTGTTCTTCTCCCCTGAACTTAGGTACAGTCATCTCCAGTGGCACAAAAGTGTCAGCGCCATAATTTTTGACCGTTATCGCGCTACGGATATTTTGTTGACTGGTGAAAATCACCCCGCAGAATCAGGCTTATTCCCTTAACCTGGGCTTTCATCCTGACCGCCGCCTCACTACGACCAATCAGACTGCCGATGCATTTTACCTTCATTGTTAGTATCATGATTTCAGGCCTGCACCATCCGCTCATTGCCCGGACTTCCGACAAATCCCGGCAACCATATCCCGGTGCTTGTTCAGCTCCCGCAGCGCGGCGCAGACTCGCTCCCACTTCTGGACATGATTCTTCGCCCTACGCAGTTCGCGATTTGCCATATGCAGCGATGGCAAAATCAAATCATCTTCTCGCGTTGCAGTAAACGATGGCAGCGACTGCACAATGTCCGCCACAGTTTCTGTTTTAATATCTTCCTGTGTTGCAGCCTCCTGTACTGGTAACGCAACACAGGCTGGCTGAGGAAAGGCTTTACCATCAGTTTCCGCTACCGATTCAACTTTCGGCTCTGCTGGTAAATTATCGCCTGGTATGCAGTAACGAAATTTACCGTTCTGGTTTACGCGAATCAGACGACCTTTGCTGATTGCCATTGCCAGCGTTGAAGCAACTTTGCGGGATGTTGTACCGAACAGCGTAGCCAGTTCATCCGCCGTTTGTGGTCCGCGTTGTTCAATCGTCGCGGTTAAATCGCACTCTGAGATTTTCGCTTCTGTTGCCGTGGTGGTTTCTTCTGGCGCTGGCTGTTCCTGCTGAACGTTGTTATCAGCCACACGCCAGGTGTATACGCTTTTATCAACGAAGCCAGCCTTTTTCAGTTCCCACAGCTCGTTCAGTACTTCTTCACGACTGATATCAAGTCGCGCAGCCAGTTCTACCGACGTGGCTTTTCCCATTGCTTTCAGTGCACCAAAAACGGTTTCCATTAAAATTTCCTCCCGGTAAAAATCACTTCGCAATTCCTGGCTGGACGACATTCGGACGCCAGCTCTCCCAGTTAAAATTCACCCATCGCCCGCCGTTCATGGTCATGCGATCCATAATCCTCTCGCCGAGCAATGTTTTCATGGCCTCATAGTTCAGGTTTGTCAGCATCCCCACGCTGCGCATCGACGCTGTCCGGCGATCAACAATCTGGTGCAGCACCACCTGCTCGTTTTTTGTCTCGCGCTGAATGCCAATTTCATCAAGAACCAGCAGATCCACTTCGCACAGTTCCCGCAAAAATTTTTCGCCTGACTGCCCGTCGTCATAGCTGGCGTGCAGGGCGCTCATAACATCAGCCACGGTAACCACAATCACTGTCTGACCGTCTTTCAGCAGGCGATTCCCGATAGCTGCCGCTAAGTGATTCTTCCCGGTACCAGGTTTTCCGCTGAACGCAAAATTTGTACACCCGGTCATCAGTTCATCGGCGATGGATTTCGCCTGGCTTAACGCGTATCGCTGGCCGTCGTTCTGCACCTGGTAATTCGCAAACGAGCATTTACGGTGCAACGGCTGGATGCCTGAGCGATTCAGAATTTTTTCCACCCGCAACTGACGATTCAGGCGGTTGATCTCCTCGCTACGTTTCTGGCCTTCAGCAAGTTGCCACTCGCGCCACTCCGCAACCGTTCTGAATGGGGCGGTTACATGTGGTGGGGCCAGTCTGCGGATACGCTCCAGAACGCCTCCTGTCGCAATATTTTTCATGGTCTGTTACCCCCTGAAGCCTGGCGGGATCGCACTGTCCGGCAACGAGACGGTGTTAACCTGTCGGAGCAACGTCTCAGGCCGAACACCTTTCGGCGCGAACAGGCCCTGGTATTCATTGGCGATGCTGTTTCGAATCACCAGCTCAGGTGTAAAACCCTGCTGACGGAATTTTTCCAGTTCCCGTATCGCCCCGTTAGCGCCCTGCTCCGTTCGAATCGGTTTTCGCAATGCCTGTCTGAACCGGACCCACTCATGCCAGAGTGTTTCCGGCAACCAATCGGGCAGCTCAATAGCCTCCGGCTCGAATTTTTTAGACGCTCGTTTTTGGCGAGGGGGATTTAGGGGGAGATCAGTATTTAGATCTTCCTCTTCCTCTTCCTCTGGTAACGCTTTTTGATCCGTTTGTGTAACGCCGGCAGCGTTACCTTTTCGTTTCAGTTCACGTATTTTTGTAACTCGCTCGTTTGTAACCGCCCGTTTTTTAGAGCTTTTTCCGTTATGGCGTTCAAAGTTAGGTAGAGAAAGCCCAACGTCATTTTCGACCAGCCATCCAACCTGAATTAACGCATCAGCAAAACCAGCCATAAAAGAGATGCGATCTATTGCACTTTTTGTAACGCCGCGAGCGTTACAATCTGCATTACCGTCTATCATTTGTTGATCCGCCCATGCCCAGAAGCGAATAACCTTCCCTAATGCGGCATCTGGATCAATATTCAGAATCTCAGCAAGCCTGAATATTTCCGGCTTATCCGGCGTAATAACCTCGAGCTTTATCCAGTTTGAAGCCATTTGTTTTCACCTTGTAACGCTCGCAGCGTTACATTTAACTGATACCGAACAAAACAATCCGGCACGATTAATTTCAATCAATGCACTACGACAGAATCACCGGGCGACCCACCACCGCTGAAATGTGCTTTCCGGTAAACGGCCTGGACTGCATCATCATGCGCATCAATTGCCGTACTCAACGCTTCCTGCGCCGCCAGTAATGCACGGCGTTCCAGGGTATCGAAGATGCAGAGTCGGTGACGCAGCTCGCGCGGAAGAATTGCCAGAACCGCAGGGATCAGTTTCTGAATTTTTTCCCTTTGCGCTTTCGTTTCACCTTTCAACCAACGGTGATAGATATTCTGCTGATTGTTCCAGTCCTTGCCTGGTACCAGGGGCAATTCGCCGCCCCCCTGGCGCAGATATTCATCAGTAATTGCGTTAGCGACCCACGCCTGCCCTTTTTCGGCTGCCAGGGCTAACAGCACTGATTCGATGTGCTCATGCCTGATTTTCATGAATCAACCGCTCCTATGCTGTTTTCGCTATGCTTACCGTCTGGGGGGAATACATCGTCAAGTCCACAATGAGCGCCAAGCCGATTAAGGGTAGAAACAATTTTTCTGCACTCCTCTAGTCCAGGGGTACGAAAATTTGCTTCGTAATTTGCCAGTCGGCTTTGTATCCACCCTAACTGAACAGCAAGTTGTCTTTGAGACAGCCCAAGCTGTTTTCGATATGTTGAAATTTTGTTCATTGAAAACCTCCGATGACAATTTTAAACACATCTTGTGTTATATGGTCAAGCTGTTTTGTGTTTTGTGTAAATCACGATTCGTGATACAAGGATGCAATGGAAAAAGAAAACGAAAAAATTGCCGCTAGTAGGCTCAATGACAAAATTGCAATGCGTCTTAAAGAGCGCAGGCAGAAGCTTGGTTTATCTCAAGGAAAACTTGCTGAAATCTGCGGATGGACGCAATCGCGTATAGGTAACTATGAGGCGGGTAGCAGAAATGTTGGAGTGCATGACGCTGTCGTATTGGGAAAGGCACTTGGCATATCTCCTCCTGAGCTCCTCTTTGGAGAACAGGAATCTTCTGAATTGTGGTTAAATGAATCCCAACGAAAACTTCTTGAGTTGTTTAACCAGCTACCGGGCTCAGAACAACAACGAATGATTGAGCTATTTGAAGTCCGGCTAAAAGAAATCGATGAGTATGTAGAAAAATATTTGAGAGGCAGGCTTAAAGATAATCCCCCACCGGAGTAATGATCTTGCTATCACAGTAATATGCCAATCAGCCCGCTATCAGCGGGCTTTTTTTGTACCATCATCATATGACACCCACCACAAAACACATTTCGTGTTGACACAAGAAAACGCATTGTGTTTAATAAGCATATCCAAACAACGCCCCACCAGAGAACGGCAGGACAATACCTCGAGTTATCCAGCCACTGAACAGGGCTAAGTAGCCAGCCTGAGGCATACGAACATGACGGCAGTTGTTGATTGATACAAAGCGCAGTAGATAAAACGTTCCGCCACCCGGCGTTAAGGGGAAATGAGGTCAACATGGATACTATCGATCTTGGCAACAACGAATCTCTGGTATGTGGCGTGTTTCCCAATCAGGACGGCACATTCACCGCCATGACGTATACCAAAAGCAAATCGTTTAAAACCGAAGCTGGCGCACGTCGCTGGCTTGCCAAAAATACCAGCTAAACCATTTATTGGATTAATTCAATATTCTTGCTGTAGGGGTATAGCCGAGGCCACCAAAGCCCGGAGGTGGTGAAATAAAACCGGGCACAACACGAAGGCGCATTTCCGATATCCATAAAGAGTCGGTCTTGTCTGTTAAATTTAAATGGTGGGAGTGCGCCTCCGGTTGTAAATAACGACATTGCTGTGTGTAGTCTTGGCGGCATCAGTTCTACTCCGTGGCTGCCCTGCCGCCCCTTTTTAAAGTGAATTTTGTGATGCGGTGAATGCGGCTGAGCGCACGCGGCACAGTTAAAAGCATCAGTGTTATGGGTGGATTATCCGGCGTTAATTGTTAACTGGTTAACGTCACCTGGAGGCACCAGGCACCGCATCAACAAAGTTCACTTCAGTGATGAAAGGTGAGAGAAAATGTTGGATGTAGCTATTGAAAACCAGAACGGGTGGAATTATAGTGCACCTGCACCTCATAAAACGGGTGCCGGGATTTGCACCCCGATGATCACTAGAGCGCATAACCGCGCCAAAGCGGTTTTTTTATGCGTAAAGCGCAGCCACATTCAGATTATGGTGGGGCGTATGGGGCCGTTTTCGGGCGGGCCGGATTCTCTAGTGACCGGTAGTGCAAACCCTGTACGTCTCACCACCCATGAGATTTGCACCTCCGGTGGTGAGTTTACCAACTTATCACTAGAGGCTGCCATCATGGCTACTATCCCTACCCTTTCTCACCCTGACGTAACCATCGAAAATGGTCGTGCTGTCACTACGTCTGTTGCAGTTGCAGAGTTTTTCCGCAAGCTGCATAAAAACGTCATTCAAAAAATTGAAGCTCTGGAATGTTCCTCAGAATTCACTGAGCTTAATTTTAAGCCAAGTGAATACACCGACTCAACCGGGCGCAAACTCCCAATGTACCAAATCACCAAAAACGGCTTCGTTTTCCTGGTGATGGGTTTCACTGGCAAAAAAGCCGCTGCATTCAAAGAGGCCTACATCGCTGAGTTCGACCGCATGGAAGCAGAGCTACGCCAGAATAATACCACTCCCACAAACAAAATCATTCCGGGCGATGGGCGCACTCTGGTTGTTCGCTTCGACAAATTCGGCAACGTCGAATTCACTGAAACCGTTCCTGATGGCGCTCTCGTCTGTACCCTGGACACTTTCCGCCTTTATCTGGAGAAACAGGGCTGGACTCTTGTAAACCGAAGCGCAATTAAAAATATGACCGTCGAGCAGTTGCTGAGTATTAAATAGTTTTCTGGAATTTTCTTAATACGAGAAATTTATTAAGGAGATAATTATGATTGCTCATCACTTCGGAACTGATGAAATACCACGTCAGTGTGTGACTCCTGGCGATTATGTTCTTCATGAAGGTCGGACATATATCGCCTCGGCAAACAATATTAAAAAGCGAAAACTTTATATTCGTAGCCTGACTACAAAAACATGCATTTCTGACTGCATGATTAAAGTCTTCCTCGGTCGTGATGGTTTACCTGTAAAGGCGGAGTCATGGTGATGACTAAGAAAATAAAATGTGCTTACCACCTTTGCAATAAAGGAATTGAAGAAAGCAAAAGTATTAAAAGACCACTTCATTTCATGCGTGGAGTTATCCCAACGACGGAAATGAAAAAATATTGTAGTGAAAATTGTGCCGAAAAAGACCAGATGGCACACGAACTTTAACTAACTGACTATTCGAAACTGAATTTATGCCAGCAATGGCAGGGGTTCGCTCAACCTTAAAATAGTTATGAGGTTTATCAATGAGTACTGATAAAGAAAATTACGCTCTGTATTGCGACGCGAAAAATGATAAAACCAGAAAACGCCTCGGCATCAAAGGCGGCTTTTTCTGGACAGAGGCAAAAAAACTTTCTGTTGCGGTTTCACGCTGCATTGCTGCAATGGACGATGCCGGATTTGACGAAGAGGATTTTAAAAAACCCATCCGCGTCCATTTACCCGTTGTGAATGACCTTCCACCGGAAGGTGTGTTTGATACTGAATTCTGCAACCGATACGAAAAAGGCGGAGAAGATGGTATCACAATGATACTTATCGCGCCCTCTGTTCCGGACAAACCAGCCAGTACTGACAATACCAACGTCAACGGCGAAGACATGGCTAAGATTGAGGAGAATATGCTTCTTCCGGTTTCAGGTCAGATTCTGCCTGTTCGCTGGCTGGCGCAACACAACAGCGAAAAACCGCTCACGCACGTTTCACTGGACAAACTGCGCGCATTACATAACGCACAGGATGAAAAACTTCCCGCCGTTACCGCGCTGGCCATCTCAAATAAAGCAGTGCAACTCGAACCGCTGGAGATTCGGGATTTGTACAAACTGGTGCGAGACACTGACAAAGTTTTCCCCGCCCCCGTAAATTCGGACCTGGGACTGATGACCTCTTTTATCGAAGCATACCTGGGCGCTGACTACACCGATCGCGGTCTGCTTACAAAAGAGTGGATGAAAGGAAATCGTGTTTCACGCATCAGCCGCACGCCATCCGGCGCTAACGCTGGCGGCGGAAATATTACCGATCGTGGTGAAGGATTCAAACATGATAAGACATCACTCGCACGAGATGTAGCCACCGGCGTTCTGGCCCGTTCAATGGATGTGGATATTTATAACCTTCATCCGGCACACGCTAAACGTGTCGAGGAAATTATCGCTGAAAATAAACCGCCCTTTTCTGTTTTCCGCGACAAATTCATCACCATGCCTGGCGGGCTGGATTATTCCCGCGCCATCGTGGTTGCGTCCGTAAAAGAAGCACCAATTGGGATCGAGGTTATCCCTGCGCATGTCACTGAATATCTGAACAAGGTGCTGATTGAAACCGATCATGCCAACCCTGATCCGGAAATCGTGGATATTGCCTGCGGTCGTTCCTCTGCCCCGATGCCGCAGCGTGTAACAGAAGAAGGAAAACACGATGGTGAAGAAAAACCGCAACCATCTTGCGCAATGGCAGATAAACAGGCAACGGCTGAAACAGTGGAACCGGATGCAACTGAACATCATCAGGACACGCAGCCGCTGGATGCTCAGTCACAGGTAAATTCTGTTGATGCGAAATATCAGAAACTGCGGGCAGAACTCCATGAAGCCCGGAAAACCATTCCGCCCAAAAATCCTGTCGATGCCGACAAATTGCTGGCTGCCTCTCGCGGAGAATTTGTTGAAGGGATTAGCGACCCGAATGATCCGAAATGGATTAAGGGGATCCAGACCCGCGATTCTGTGTACCAGAATCAGCCAGAAACGGAACAGAACGACCAGAAAGCGGAACAGAACAGCCCAAATACGCAACAAAACGAGCCAGAAACGAAACAACCTGAACCAGTAGTGCAACAGGAACCGGAAAAGATCTGCACCGCCTGCGGTCAGAGCG